CGAAGCAACGCCAGTATCAGGCGAACGTGAGGATGCACGCGCTCGCCGCGCGACCGCGTGGACCGTGGCTGCCGAGCAAGCACGCGCGCTACCGCGTCGACGTCGAGGCGTACCTGCCTGACGAGCGGCGACGCGATCTCGACAACATCGCGAAGACCATCCTCGACGCGCTCAACGGCGTGCTCTACCTAGACGACTCGCAGATCACGACGCTGCTCGTCGCGACGCACGTCGACCGCGAGCGGCCCCGTGTGGAGGTGCGCGTCGTGGAGCTCGAGCGCGTCATCGTCGCGAAGCCGCAAAGGTCCAGAGCTGCGCGCGTAACGTCCAGACCTCGCGCGCAAAAGTCCGCAGCTACCGGCGAGGCGTCGTGAAGCGCAGCGCTCTCAGCGTCGACGTGCGCCAGCTGCTCGAGGACCACGTCGCCGAGGTGACGCTCGTGGACGTGCTCGACGCGCAGCCGTACCGCGACGCTGAGCCGCTCGAGGTTGTGACCGGCGCTGTCATGCGCGAGCGGGCCAAGCGGCAGCACGAGGCCACCAAGGTCGCGCTCGCCATCATCGCGCGCGAGAACCGCGGCGAAAGCAGCCGCCCGCCGTTTGGTGGCGTGCTCGCCGCTCTGCGGGCGCTAGACGCCGCGCGCATCGACGGTGCGCCCTTGCGGTCGACCAGCGACCCGTCGCGATTTGAGGCGCAGTCCTGGGGCGGCAGCGGGGCATCGCAAGGGGACGCCGCGCAGCGGGCTGTCGAGCGCATCGCGCCCGTGTCGCGGCTGTGGGCGCTGTGCCTCGCGGACGGCTGGACGCTGCGCACGTACCCGGTCGAGGAGCGGCTATCGGCCGAGCAGGCGCGCGCGGTCGTCGTGTGGTCGGTGCTCGGCGTGATGGGCAGCCGACTACCGATGCAGCATCCGCAGCCGCGTCACGGCGAGGGCGTCAGGCAGCAGAAGCCGAAGGCACGCATCGCCATGCGTGGCAGCCCGCGTGGCCGCGACGAGGACGTCGACCCGTACTCGGAGCCGCTTGCCAGCGACATCGCGGCGTACGCGTCGCAGGCGTTCGGCGTCGAGGTGCCAGTGGGGCACGTGATCACGATGCGACGCGAGGGGCTGCTAGAGCTATATCGGGCGATGAGCGCGCGCGGGCTGGTCCCGCACGACGGGAGGTTGACGGCTATGGCTGCGAGCAGGGCAACACCGTGGGATCTGCAAGGCTGGAAAGAGATTGCGACTACGTGCGGGTGCTCGGAGCGCACCGTGCGGTATCTAAGCGATGAGAAGTCGCTGCCGGTGTACAAGACCTTTGCTGGCGTCGTCGCAGTGAAGAGCGAGCTGCAAACGTGGATGGCCGAGCACCTTGCGTCGGGCCGACGTCCACCGAAGCCGCGCAAGAGGGGCGAATGATGCGTCAATGCGCGCCTATCGTTGCCACGCAATCGGCTTGCGCCGACCCTGTATTGCGTGCGTCGCTTACGATGCGCGGGATTCCTGCGATGGTGATGGCATGAGCAAGCGGCAGCGAAAGGGCGATGAGCCTCGGCAGCTGAGCGCGCCGCTCGGCAGGCCGTCGCACATCACGCCAGCGTTCACGCAGCGGGTATGCGCGCGAGTCGAGAACGGGCTGCGTCTACCGGCAGCGCTCGAAGCCGAGGGCGTGTCGCCGCGATGCATCGAGAAGTGGCGCTCGCAGGCTGACGCAGGACGCGAGCCATACGCGGATTTCTTCGGCGCTGTCGCACGCGCGCGCTCGGCATTCGAGCAGTCGATGCTCGACCAAATACGGCTGCAAGCCAAGCCCACGCAAGCGGGCGAAGAGGCCGACTGGAAGGCTCGCGCATGGTTGCTCGAGCGCACGATGCCCGAGACGTACGCGCCCTCGCAGCAGCTGGTCATCCGCGCGCAGGAGGCTGCGGCCAACGACGTGCTCACCGCTGCTCGCGAGTGCTTGCCCTCGGAGTGGTACGCGGTGCTGCTCGCGCGGCTCGCGGGCGATGACAAGGCCGACGACGACGAGGCCGACGTCGAGGCGCACTGATGACGGTTCGCCAGCTGATACGCGGTCGGCGGCAAGCGCAGGTGTCGACGCGGCTGCGCGCGCTGGCGACTCAGGAGCTCGAGCGGCTGCGCGCGGAGAAGTCGCCGTCACGCGAAGACCCGCGGCGCAGGCTGCGACTCGTGGATTACGTGCACGCGCTGTCTCCGCGATGGGAGCCGCCGCATCACCTCGCGCCAGTGGCCGCGCTATTCGAGCGCGCGATGCGTGGCGAGACGGTGCGCGCTTGCGTCAGCGTCCCGGCGCAGTTCGGCAAGACCACGCTAATCCAGCATGGAATCGTGCAGATGCTGTCGCGTCATCCGACGTGGCCAGTGGTCTACGCATCCTACAGCGCCGACTTTGCGCACGACCGCAGCAAAGAGATTCGCGACCTCGCGCGTGAAGCGGGCCTGAGTCTGCGCGATGACACGAGCGCGGCTGGACGCTGGCGGCTTGTCGAGGGCGGTGGCCTGCTTGCGACGGGCATCGGCGGGCCGCTTACCGGCTATGCCGCGCAGGTCGTCGTCGTCGATGACCCGCACAAGAATCGAGAAGAGGCTGAGTCGCGGCGCGAGCGCGAGAAGATCAGCGACTGGCTGCGCTCGACGGCGCTGACTCGCATCGCGCCCACGGGCTCGTGCATCGTAGTGCATACACGCTGGCACCCGGACGACCTGATCGGCAGGCTGGAAGCCGATGGCTGGGAGGTCGTCAATCTGCCGGCCATCACCGCCGACGACGAGTCGTTGTGGCCGTCGCAGCGCCCGCGCGAGTTTCTTCGCCAGCGTGAGCGCGAGGTCGGCCCGTATGAATGGGCAGCGCTCTACATGGGCCAGCCGCGTGCTCGAGGAGGCGCGGTCTTCTCTGCGACGCCGACGACGTACGTCACGCCACCGGGCGAGCTCACGCGCGGCATCGGCCTCGACCTCGCGTACAGCGCGAAGACGAGCGCGGACTGGTCGGTGGCCGTCGTGATGGGCAAGGCGGGACAAGGGCAGGACGCGCGCTACTACGTCCTCGACGTGCTGCGCGCGCAGATGCGTGCGAGCGATTTCGCGCAGCAGCTCGCGATGCTTAGGGCACGCTGGCCGCACACCGCGTCGCGCATCTATGCGGGCGGTGCTGACCGCGGTGCGCTGGACTTCCTCGCGCTGCCGCCACCTCGAGGCGTCGGACTACAGGTCGAGGTCAAAGCTGCAGTCGGTGACAAGTACAGCCGCGCCACACCGCTGGCAGCAGCGTGGAACGCAGGCCGCGTGCTGGTGCGCGAGGGCGCTGCGTGGCTCCCTGACCTCTGCGACGAGGTCGCCAGATTCACTGGGCAGGGCGACGCGCACGACGACCAAGTGGACGCGATGGCTGCGGCCTTCGATCTGCTCGCGGAGATGCACGCAGGCAGCGGCATCGCGAGCACTGGCAGACGCGCGAGCGCTGACCTGACGACAGACTACGCGCCCCGCGTCGGGCGCAAGAACTACTGGGGTTAGCCGATGACGTCTCGCAAGCCACGCACGCAGCCAGCGGCCACCGTCGCCGCAGCTGCGCCCGTCGAGCCGATGGGCACGGTCACGCGCATCCCTGAGATGGGCCGCGTCATCAGGCCGCAATCGCTGTCGGCCATCAGCGGGCGCGCGCTTCAGCCGGTGTCGCCGGGGCGCATCAGCACGGCGCTGCGCGAACTTGACTTCGGCAACTACGAGTATTGGGCAGACATGGCGACGCAGATGCGCCGTGACCCTGTCGTGCGTCGTGCGTACTCGACGCGCCGCTCGTCGGTGGCTGGCCGCGGATTCGCTGTGCGCATGGCCGACGACGTCGCGCCCGAAATGCGCGGTGCGGCCGAGGAGTTGGTGCAGCTGACCAAGGAGTGGCTGACCAGCATCGAGGCGCGCGAGACGTTCTTGATGCGCGTGCTTGACGCGATCGGCATGGGCATCTCGTGTCACGAACTGGTGTGGTCGCGTCGCGGCGGCGCGTGGATGCCGCAGCCGGTGCCGGTGCAGACGCGCAATCTTCGCTACGCGCAGGACTGGTCGCTCGAGGTCAGGGACTTTGATTATCAGTGGTACAACACGATCAACTATCCGGCGAAGTTCCTTGTGCACGTTCCGTGGACGGACCCCGGTCGGCCGATGGACCAAGGGGATTTCCTCGCAGCGGTCTTTTACTGGCTTTTCAAAAGGAATGTGTGGACGTTCTGGCTGATTGGCGCGGAGAGATTCGGGAATCCCTTGGTCCTCGCGCAGATGGCCGCGTCGTCGGATAGCGCGCAGCGGCAGCGCATCCTCGATGACCTTCAGCAGCTCACGGCCGATAGCGTCGGCGTCACGAGCGGCACGTCGGATATCAAGATCATTGACCCCGCAGGCGCAGGCAGCACTGGCGTCTGGAAAGAGCTTCGCGCGTCGCTGAACGAGGAGCTTTTCCTCTCGCTTGGCGTCAGTCCCGACCTCTACCTCAGCGGCGCAAACGGCTCGCGCTCTTCGACTGAGACGCGCGACGGCGTGCGGCTCGAGAATAGCAAGCTCGATAGCACGCTGATGTGGGGCTCGATCACGCGCGACGTTGTGCGCTGGTTGGCGTACTACAACCTGCGCAGGGCCGATATCCCGCTGCCGGTCATTGAGACGCTCTTCGACGACTCGCTCCCGATCACGCGCGACGCGATCGACACGGGCAGCGTGCGTGTCAACGAGATTCGCGCGTCGCTGGGCCTGCCAGCGTGGAGCGTCGAGGACGGCGGCGAGGAGGTCGCGAAGATTCAGTTGCCGCCCGCGCCTCCCGGCTCACCGCTGCCCTTTGAAGCCGCGCCGCCAGTCGAGACGGGCTCGCCATCGATCGAGGTCACGACGCCCGCTGAAACGCTCGGAGGTGCGTCCGCGGAGCGCCCTTTCTCGACGTCGCCGGGCTCGGCGCATGGGATGCCAGCGCTGTCGATGACGTCGGCGACTTCGCGGACGTCCTCGCTCTCAGCGACCCCGCGGACAAGGCGCGCGTACAGGCAGTAATCGGGCGACCGTACGTCGTTGCCGCGGAGACGACCCTAGAGGGCGTCGTCGCGTTCACGCCGGTGCGCGAGGCCATCGCCGTCGCGTCGGCCGGTGGCGCGGACGCTGTGGCTGCGGCGGTGGCTGCGTTCAAGGGCGAGCCTGAACTCGAGCGGCTGATTTACGAAGCGTCGGTGAAATCCGATCTCGCAGGCCAGATGTTTGTGCGCCTCGTGGAGCTCGACCCGCAAGGCGCGCAGCGGCAACTCGCGGTCGACTTGCGGCCCGCCTTTCTCAAGATGCCATTCGCAGAGGCGGTGGCCTTCTGGCGCGAGCGTGGCGGTGACCCTGCGATCCTCGAGGAAGTGCTGCGCGCGTACCGTCGCCGTGCTGCGCTGGCCACCGACGAGCAACTCGACGTCATCTCGCGCCGCGCCGTCGAGGAGCTACAGCGCACGCTCGAAGAAGGCAACACGCTGCGCGACTTCCGACGCGCGATGGAAGACCAGACCATCACGCTCGGCATCGCGCCGCAGGACGCCAGCTACCTCGAGAACGTCTACAGGACCAACGTCGCCACGGCCTACGGCGCGGGACGCTGGACGCAAATGAATGACCCCGACGTCCTCGAGGCTCGCCCGTATAGGCAGTGGCTCACGGCGCAGGACAATCGCGTCCGCGCTGAGCACGCGCCTATGAATCGCAAGGTCTGGCGCGCTGACGACAGCAGCTTTGCCAATATCTCGCCGCCTGCTGGTTTTCAGTGCAGATGCGTTATCACGACGCTGTCTCAGGAAGAGCTCGATGATGAAGGGCTGCAAGTCATCAGCAGCCCGCCGGCTGGATTTCGCATGACACCCGGCTTCGGCGCTTCGTCTTTCGTGAGGTAATCGCATGACGCATCAACAACGCGCCACGGCCTTTGACGGCTCACGCAAACTCGCCCTGCGCGCCACGCTCGGCGCATTCGCTGACGTCGCCGCGCAGCCCGCGATGAAGTCGCCGCTTCTCGCCAACGCAACGTGCTCGTGGGTTGAGATGGCCTATGAGTCGCAGTGGAACGGGCACCCCGCGGGACCATTTGAGTTCACCCGCGAAGTGTTTGGCGATATCAAGCGCTTGTACGATGCGAGCGAGCAGCCAGTGCCGGTACTCTGGGGTCACCCGCGCCACGACATGGGCGTGCCCATCGACGCCGCTGGCTGGATTCAGGCGCTCGAGGTGCGCGACGGCGCGACGGGCTGCGAGCTGTGGGGCTACGTCGAGTGGACTGACGACGCCGCGAAGAGGATCGCCGCGGGCGCGCAGCGCTTCTGTAGCGTCGTCGTGGACTTCGCGCCGATCGACCGCGCCACTGGCGAAGTCGCGGGCCTCGCGGAGCTGTACGAGCTCGGCCTGACGCCGTCACCATTTCTACCGGGCATGACGCCCATCACTCTCTCCCGCGTCGGGACTCCGTCGCGGCGAAACATCAGGAGTCTCGCAATGGATCCCACGAAAGTTCTCATGGCAATCGCGACGGCGCTCGGCCTCAAGAAGGACGCCACGCCGGAGAAGATGAAGAAGGCGTTTGACGCGCTTGTGGCGCTTGCGGGCGCGATGGCCGAGGAGGCCATGCCCGCTGCGACGATCACGGAGGAAGTTG